CCGCCGGGAACCTGTAACCGGTCAAGCCAGCAATGCCGACACTCACCGTTCCGGATGTCGGAGATGAGAGAGCAAGCGTCCACTCTTTGGCTGAACCGCTCAACGCACCCTTGGTTGCCGATCCGGTGCCCTCCGTGATTGTGAAGTGAGACGCCTCAAGGCCGGTCACATCCTTGTCGAACGTGAACTTAATGCCGGTTGAAGGTGTTTCGCCGAAGGCTCCGCCCTGCTGTACCGCCGAAACGACTGCGATGATCTTCTCGGAGTAAATGTCGACCAAGACAGGCAAGGACGGGAACGCATACCCACTCAAGCCACTAAACTTGATTCCAACGTTACCCTCGACAGGTGAGCTGATGCCGAGCGTCCAGACCTTGCCGGAGCCGGACAGGTTGCCCTTCACAGCAGACCCTGAACCGCTCGAAAGCGTGACATGAGACGCCTCTAAGCCGACCACATCTTCATCAAAGGTGATCTTGATTCCGGTTGAGTTGACTGATCCAGCCGTACCGCCTACCTGTTCAATCGAAGAGATGCCTACGTTCACAGCACCAGTGTCGACGTTAATCTTGATTCCGTCGAGCTTACGCTCGATCAGGAAGAGGTCGCCATAACGGCGGTTCTGATAGAGATATCCGTCGCCCTGTGTGTGTGAACCCGGAGGCCAAAGGTAAATTGAAGAGTGTTTGTCCACCGCAATGACCGACCTCGGATGCAATAGGATCATGTTGATCTGCAAGGCACCGAGCGCCGGCTCGAAGCCGCTTGTGAAGTTGTAAACGGTCTTGAAACGGTCTTTAGGAACGATCACGATTTTAACTTCGTCCAGAGAACGAACGCCGCGATTGATCCTGCCGTCATTGGTTCCTCCGACAATAATTGCACGCTGAACCTGCTGAGCATTCTTCAGCATCGTATGAACTGCTGCTGTGACATACAGGATACGCCCGCTCTGCGGAACTCCTGCATCGTCCATCTCTTCCATGAACTTGTCGAAGATGGTCAGCACGTTAGCCTCGGAGAGAACAGTGTCATCTGCCGACTCGGAGAATGTCGTCGTATAGTCGTAATAGATCTTCGAGAAGCGGTATGCATCCAGTTCCGGAATCGCCTGCTCTTCCTCAAAGGTATTAGTGACATTTGCAGCAGACAGGACTTGATTCGTCTCATCAACATCCATCGCGTCGACGAAGAATTCAACGTCTCTGTCATGCTCAAGTTTCTTGAGTTCCCAATCGTTGGCTAGTGATTGACGGTTCCACCCGCCACCACGGCTATGCTCTTTATATCCCGCAACGGTCAAGCGCGGAATTTTCACCGTCTGCGTACCGACGAACGTAACGCCGTTCGCTACTAAGTCACCAGAGACAAGTTCCCTAGCATACTTTTGCTCCAGCTGAGGCCGGAATTGTTCTACATAGTTGTATGGCATTGTTTTTTATCCTTTCATTCTGTGTTGCCAAAAATGCTGGCGATTTTTTCAGACGTTCCCAGTTGTTGCTTTTGACCCGGAGAGCCAAGCTTGAATCCGTGACCGTCTTCGCTTGAAGAAGCGACCTTCAATTCAGGGAAGTCGTTCAAGATTTGTTCGAGCGCCTCACGAACGGCGGTCTCGTCGACCTGCCCGTTTTCGTCCACTTCGACTTTCGAGAGATCGGCAAGTCTTATCGCGTAATCGGAGCGATCAACTCTAACGCCAAGCGCAATCGCTTGCTCTTTCGCTTCGACTCTTACGAGCCGACGATTCGCCTTGCGCAGAATCTCGCTCTCTTTTCTCTCGTACTCTTCGACTCGTCTCTGCAAGGCTGTGAGGTCGTTCTTCTCTGCCTCACGCTGCGCCTCCCGATCCGTCCTGAACTTCTCGAACGCCTGTTTCGCTTCTTCCTCTGTTAATCCCTGATCCCGTAAGTAATTCGTGATGGCTGCCCGCTCTGCCCGTACTGATCGCTCGGTGCCGATGCGCGCCACCTCTTCCATGTTGATCTCGACTTGTTGACTGTCGGCTGTCTGCTGTTGTTCGAGCGCCTGTTCGGCTCCCGATATCTCGGAGCCGACCTGCTCAACAGCGCTTCCCACGTCTTGTTTGCTCATGTGGTTTTCCTCCCGTTTAATGCCCGTCGGCTTAATTCCCGTTTAATGCCCGTCGGCATGGATGCCGGCTGACGGACTTGAACCGTCACGAAAAGGTAAGGAGCAACCTTTCGTCACCTGCGCCGGCATAAAAAAGGCGCCCTCTCGGACGCCCTTGTAATTAAGTTGTAAACGGCTAAATGCTATGCACGGCTACTTGCAAGCTTGCGCCTTTCCTGATCCGTTTTAAGCCATACTGCTTTATTTGCTTCTCCCTCTTTTACGGCTTCGTCGTACGTGTCGCCAACACCGATACACCCTTTAAGGTCAGGGTATTCGCATATCCACTGCTCCGTGCCGTCCGCCTCGGTTATCTGATATACAATGCGATCAACTTGCGTAACTGTGAATATCATGATGCCTCCACCTCTGCTTGTACGATTCCTAGCAGTTCCTCGCGCTGCGTGTTGCGTCTTAACTGCGGATTAGCATGAAGATGCTCTCTCATGCGATCTTGCCACTCTCGAATTTTCGCCTTTGACTTTATCGTTGTTTCTGGCGTCAATGACATCGCAAGCTTGCGTTTCCATGCTCGTATTTGCCGCTCGATGTATCTCTGCTTTTCCTCCGCCTCGTAATTTGTTCGCGTTTTGTCCCAAGGCGATGCCGTCGGGATCTCCGTGATTCCCTCGAAGAACGAGCTAATGGCGTGTCTGCAATTAGGTCCGAGAAAATGACTTGGAGGCTTGATCGCCTCACTCAACAGCGGATGTTTGCCGTCAGGCTTCCCGGAGGCAAACACGTCATCGATAAGCACCTTCCCTTGCCACGGCTGACATGTTGGACACGTGCTATGAAGCGTTGGCGAGATGACAAGGTATTCCCCCCATTGATCGCGCTTCGCGCCTTGAGCGGTCATCTGCGCTCGCCTTGCGCTCGTTCTAAGCGCCATCTCAACGTATGACGCAACATTGACACGCCGCCCGTCTTTATACTCGATAGCGTTCAGGCCCTTGTCTGCCGCTTCCTGTGCCGCCTTTTCGACGGCTTGCTGTAACGTGTAACTCCCTGTCTGAAACATGACATCGGCGCGTTTCACGATATCCTCATAGATCGCTCCCGCTCGCTGTGCCGCACCGTAACGTGCAAGGTTCATATCGCGCCTCACATCTTCAAGCACGATCTCTAATCGGTCGCGGTTGACCTGAAAGAACGTGCTATCTCCCGGAGGCTCTAGCTTGATATCAATGTAACGCGTTTGATCTAAGGCTGATCCCTCTCGGATTTTTGGTGCTCTGATGCCGGGCTTTGTTGGAACGACCGCAACCCTCCACGGAGGCGCCGGCGGCGTCTCTGCCGTCGGAAGATATTCCCAAGGCACACGCTCGCCCGCTTGCGTGTAAGCATCAACGATCTCTTTGTCGAAGGTGTCCGCGCCGTCAATGAACGCTTGCTCGATCTCTCGCTCAATGACCGGAGATATCTCATTGAATGCCCGGCTGACTCTTCGGCTAAGGCTTTTTCTTAACCGCCTCAAGCTCTTCATCTGAATCGCTTGCCATTGGGTCCACTTGAACCCCTCCCGTGTTTCCTCGGCTCTGTGACGGCTGAGGTTCCTTTTCATTGACTCGAACAGGTCTAGCTCCATCTCGATCAATACGTTCATTATCCAGTCGATCCATGTCATCTAACATATCCTCCTCCGGAGCGAAACCATGCGGTCTAGGCTCATCGACAACCATGATTCCTTTTTCCATCTTGATGCGCTCGATCTCTTTCTCGATCCACTCATCGTCTTTAGTGTCTCCCCAAAGCGTCCGCACCTGCGCGTCAATGCTCATGATGTTTGTCGTCGCGGCCTTACCGACCGTCTCAACTTGCGCTTCAAATGACGGGTTTGCGTATTCTCCAAACTCGACCTTGACGTCGTACTCTTTCGGTGCTTTTCGCTGGTGTGTTGCGTGTGCGTTGAGCACTACGCTCACAAGCTCCGGGATGACCTCTTGCAAGACGGAGAGAATCTTCTGCCGCGTGTACAGTGTTGTCTTTTCTTTCTCCCTTTGCGCCTCCGCATTGTCTAGTTTTTTCGTGTCAATGCCTAATGTTGACGGAGAGATCAGACCTTGAAGACACATGTCAAGGTTGTTGATGTAACTTCCTAGATATCCCTCGTATTGGATTACAGGTTGCTCTGTGAGGATTCGAGATTGTCCGTTCTCGTTCATTGGATCGCGCATGGCTGTGAATTGGTTGTCGAGAGGATTGACAGACATCATTTTTCCTGTTTCAGGATCACGCGGAATCATCGACTCCGGGATGTATCGCTTGATGCGCCCAAGCCTTATGGCGTCCTGCCACTGCGAGACTGTCTCGTCTAATGCGTCGAATGCGTCTGTCTTGCTATCGAAGATCGAGCACCCTCGACCGTCCCATTTCGGTGAGTCGTATACCTTGAACGGAACGGCGAGAATGAAGTCCGCTCCTTTGTATGTGACGTTCACCAGACTTTCAAGTTCTTTCACTTTGTCCATCGCAACGACCTTGCCGGAGGCGTTACGCAACTCATACTTGACGTACCCTTTGCCGTATGTCTCGGCGAGCGTATACGTCTTCTTTTCGTCGCCATATCGGCTATAAAAGACAATCTCTTCGACGCGTCCGCGATTCAACTTATAGTCGACGTATTCGCCGGAGAAGAACTCGATGATTGGATATTGCGACAAGTCGGTGTCGAAGCTGATCTTAAAAGCCCCGTCGCCCGTAACAAGCACTTCTTGAACCGCTTTAGATAGCAGGCTTTTTATCCGGTTCTCTTTCGCAATCTCTTGCCAAGCCTTGACGTCTTCCTCGTTCACGCCTTTCTTGTTGCCGATGTCGACGCTTAGAAAGTCAGCAATGACAACATCCGTGAGCGTGTTCACAATCATGCTCGGAAGCCCTGAATGAATCTTCCGGATGTTCATGCCCTTGCTCGGCGACGACGCCCAGAAACGCGCTCGAGCAACCTTGTCATGCGCCACCTGATGAAAGAACTGCTCGATCTCGGAAGGATCGCCGCGGTACAGAATGCGGTTCTTCATGACGTTCGCCTCGTACCCGTACAGCTCCTGCACCGTGATTGACCTTGACGGCATCTGTGTTATGTTAAGCCATGCCGCAATACGCTCTTTGAATTTATCAACGATACCCATTCGTTATCCCCCTGTAATCAATCTCGGCTTGAACGGTTGAATTGAATACTCGTCGCTGTCTAAACAGTCCACGGGATAGCTCCCGTCATCGACTCGCACCCATTCTTTATCGGCGTACTTGTCAACGTCCCACACGGCCATCTCATACGCTTGGAACCATTCCGCCATGTGCTCAGCCATCTTTTTACGGCCTTGATTGATGAGAATTCTCATCGTGTTAATGCGGTCAAGGATTCCATCCTTCTTGTATGACGGCGTGATTGTCATGCCTTGCAAGCCAATATCATCTAGAGCCTTCCTTAACGCTTGACGGAATAGCTTATCTGCGGCCTCAGTGAAGACATAACTAGCTGCCAACCTCGGATAGACTTTCGTCCACGGCAGGATGAAGTTCGCGATCTCGGCAGCGTATTGCGCGTGATCCTTGCCGCTGTCAATGCCTTGCTTGTGGTAATAGCCATCAATGCCAACCACCGTGTCATAATTGGCCGTGAATCCGTTCAGTGTTGCCACCGTTGCGTCAGTGCCTCCAATGTCGACACCGACCGAGAAATCAATAAAGAACTGCTTTTTGATCCACTCTCGCGTGACGGCCATGCCCTTATAGCTGTAACCTTCATAGATACGACCGGATGCGCTTGTTCTTAACCCTAAGATGTCACGCTTGAACCATTGCGAATCTCTGTCATACGTCGCAAGCTCACGCCTGAGCTGATCGTCTGTTAGGCTCATATTATCGACGATGGTCATGTGAGCGTAATTCATACCGTATGCCGGATCGCTTTTTTGCCGCTCCATGTGGAAGTCTAAGACGTCCAGATAAAACCAATGGCGCGGAGGCTTTGGGTTCAAGTCCATGAAGATTTGACGTCTTCCAGATGCAAGCGTCCGGTCAAAACATTCTTGAACGAACGGCATAGCGCACTCATTGACCTCGGTGATATACACCGTGCCCAATGAGAACCCCTTAATCCTCGCTAAGTCGTTGATCTTGCCGCCCCCGGCAACAAGTACAATTTTCTGTCCCGTCGGCGTGTTGATGTAAAGCGCGTCGATGTTCTGGTACAGTCCCTCACGGCATCGCCCGGCGAATATCCACCGCAACCCAAAGCCGTTGGAATCGATAATATTCATCTTGGCTGTGCCTTGCGTGTAACCGGCAGCCAGATGCAACTTGTCCGGATGAGTCTCAAGCGACATCGCCCATGCGATCAGGTTTGTTATATTTTTACTCGACCGCTTGCCGCCTTCCAGCACGTTCAGCCATGCGACCTGCGAGCGGATGATGTAATCGGACTGTTTTTTGTTGATCTGAGCGTAAGGGATCAGGTTAGACGTCTGCACTACACTCATTCGCCCTCACCCTCTTTCCTCGGAGCCATGAAGTCTTCAAGCACACGTTCCGCCTCCGGGTTGTTGATCATCTCGGCAATGGCGACCGTCTGCGAATGAGCGTGCTCTTTGTCAGCCGTCCCGTCTTTTCGTGCCGTCTCTGCCTTGATCTTCTCGGTCTCGGCCTTCATGCGCTCTGTACGTGCTTTTTGTTCTTTCTTGTCGGCTGGCGACGCTGTTTGTTGCGTCAGCTTTGCGAATAACTCAATCACCTTTGGATCGCCGCGCTGAATGCCTTTCAGCAACGCACTCATGACGAGACCTTGTTCCATCGTCGGATCAACGCCCATTTCTTCTAGCTGATCCTTGAGCTTACTGTCAGGCAACTCCAGAGCCAAAAGCGTTTCTATCGTCTTTTTCAAGTTCGCTTTCTTGCGTCTCGCCTTGCCGGAAGCTATACCGGCTTTTTTTGCGTTTTCTCGGCGTTCGCTCGGAGTTCGTTCGTGGTTAGGAATCAGATTGTCTCTATTCGGCATGTCTAATCCCTCCCCTCTGAATCCTCCTTTTTAGGCATAAAAAAGCACCCCTGCCGGAGTGCTGAAAAAACAAGTCTTTCGGAGTCGAACCGAAATTTTCCTCTATCAAGGCGTTTTATGCCGTTAAACTAGCCCTTGTTTTTTTCATTATTCCAAAGCTGAAAAAC